CTTGGCATCGACTTTGATCGTAGTCGTGTACACGACACTATGGTAATGCACTATTGCCTAGACGAAACAGAAGCACACGGTCTTAAACCTCTGGCCCTAAAGTACACCGATTACGGCGACTACGACACTCCGCTAGACGAGTTCAAGCGCGAATACTGTAATCAACACGGCATTTTACAAGAACAATTTACGTATGATTTGATTCCTTACGAAACAATTGCAGATTACGCAGCCAAAGATACTGGTGTTACTTTTGAGCTATTTCACAAGTTCTGGCCACTCTTACAAAAGAATCAGAAGATTCTAAAAGTGTACCAAGACATTCTGATTCCTGGCACACTATTCCTAATGGACATGGAAGAAGTAGGTATCCCTGTGTCGCAAGAACGCATGGCAGCAGCCAGTAAGTACCTTGACTACGAAATTGAGCGTGCCAAAGAAACGGTTTATGGTTTTGAAGCAGTAAAGCAATACGAGCGTGACACTGGCAAGATTTTTAACCCTAATTCAGTAATGCAACTACGTGTTGTGTTATTTGATTACTTGGGACTAGACCATACTGGCAAGAAAACTGCCACAGGTGCTGTTTCAACCGATGCAGAAGTATTGGGTGAATTATCAGACCAACATCCACTGCCAGCTGCAATCTTAAAAGTGCGGCAACTAGGCAAAATTCAAAACACTTATATCTCAAAGATTTTACCGGAGCTAGATCGAGATGGACGTATTCGTACAAACTTCAATCTTATTTTTACCACTTCAGGGCGTCTTAGCTCAAGCGGCAAGTTTAATGCACAACAAATACCTCGTGACGATCCAATTATTAAAGGATGTTTGGTTGCCCCTGCTGGATACAAGATAGTATCACAAGACTTGCGTACTGCTGAGGTTTACTATGCTGCTGTACTCAGCGGCGATAAAAATCTACAAGCAGTGTTTGCCACAGGCGGTGACTTGCACTCAACTATTGCTAAAATGGTTTTTAACTTGCCTTGTGAGGTTGAGGCTGTCAAAAAGCAGTTCGGCACAATGCGTCAAGCAGCTAAAGCTATTACATTCGGTATTCTTTACGGGTCAGGTCCTAAAAAAGTAGCTGAGTCAGTTACCAAAGCAACTGGTGAATACTACTCATTAGAAGATGCCAAAGAAAACATCAAGGATTACTTTACCAAGTTTTCCAGACTAAAGAAGTGGTTAAATGAGCGTAAAGAATTTATTGAAACGAATGGGTTTACTTATAGTTATTTTGGTCGCAAGCGTCGTTTACCCAACGTATTTTCTAGTGACAAGGGCATTGCGGCTCACGAAGTTCGTAGCGGTATTAACGCTGAAGTCCAGTCTCTTGCTAGTGACGTTAACTTGCTTGGTGCTATGCGCACTCGTGATTTTGTTGATCAAGCCGGTTTGGACGCTAAAATCTTTATGCTGGTGCATGACTCAATTGTGGCGCTGGTTAAAGATGAACACGTTGAAAAGTACTGCGAAATCTTGAAAACTTGCACTCAGCATGATTGGGGTTGTTCAATCCCGGGATTTCCAGTTGGTGTAGATCAGGATATTGGCGAGGATTATAGCTTTGGACACTTCACAGAAACTTACACAACTGCGGGAGATAGTTTGGCCCGTGTATAAGCTAGGTGATAAACAGCCCACTGTTGATGGTGGGCTTGTTTATTACTATACAGAATATACATCAGAAACCAACGACTCTAGCCTAACACTACGCATAGTAGATGACAAATCACTACCACAACCTACACTAGGCCGTCGTCGTTTACAACTAAGCCTTGACCCTCAAGTGAGCTTATTTCCAATTCGTACAGCAATTTATCTATTAGCGGATCTTATAAAGTTGGCAAAAGCCACCGCATGGTTTATTGATGACACCGGCAGAGTGTTCCAGTACAAAAAACAAACGCGCGCCAAGCTTGTAACACACAAGATAAAACAAGTTTTACCTGCAACAGGACTAGGGTGTGTGCTAGAAGTTGAAGGTACTGTTCAGCGCTTTAAAAGCCTACATCACCCAAGTGAGTACCAACAGTACGCAGTCTTGTTATATATAAACAAAAGTTACTTATTTTACGGCTTGTCCGAAACACCTTTAACGCCAAGCTGGAGATTAGTTTAGTGGCAAAAGCAATTATATCAAATCGAATATACTTAGACAATCCTGGCACAGCATACACCAAAGAAATTGTTAAGCAACTAACTTACAAAATCAAAAAAGACACTGGAAGCAAACAGTTTTCTCCAGTAGAAACTATACGTAACTATAAATCACTGCCCAAAGGCATACTCAGCATACCGCAAGGGCGTACCGACTTAATTCCTGATGGTTATGAAGTAATTGACAAACGTGTTTTAGTGCCTGTGCCATTTCCTAAACCCAAACACGAACTGTTTGAAGCTCAGCAAATAATATACGATCAAGTTGAATCTAGTTGTTTTATTAACGCACTAGTAGGTTGGGGTAAAACATTTACTGCACTACACATTGCTTATAAGTTGGGTCAACGTACACTAGTAATAACACATACTGCCGCATTACGAGATCAGTGGATTGAAGAAGTAGAGCAGCTATTTGGTATGCCTGCTGGTGTAATTGGTGGTGGTGTTTATGATATTGAAGACCGTGCTATAGTAGTAGGCAATATACAATCAATCGTAAAGTACATACCACAACTAGCAAAAGAGTTTGGTACCATTATCCTAGACGAAGCGCATCACTGTCCAGCTACTACGTTTGCTTCAACAGTTGACGCTTTTTATGCAAAGTACCGCATTGCACTATCAGGAACAATGATTCGCAAAGACGGCAAACACATTTTATTTAAAGACTATTTTGGTGACATAGTGTTTAAACCACCACAATCTAATACGCTAGAACCCACAGTGCGAATTGTTCGTAGTGGTGTTACGCTTAAACCTGGCGCAACATGGGTAGAAAAAGTAAATGACTTATGCCAAGACGAAAAGTATCAACAATTTATTGCTGGTATAGCTTGCTTAGAAATTGAAAATGGTCACAAAGTACTAATTATTGCAGATCGTGTAGAATTCTTAGAAAAGGTCAAAGACTATGTTGGTGAAACGTGTGTGTTGGTTACTGGAGACACGGACTTTGATTCCAGAAAACTTGTCAAAGAGCAAATCAACAGTGGAGAAAAGTCCGCAATTGCAGGTTCGCGGCAAATCTTCTCAGAAGGCATATCTGTTAATGCACTCAGTTGCGTAATCTTAGCAGTACCTATGTCAAATGACTCACTACTAGAACAAATTGTAGGACGCATACAGCGTATGTTTGACGGCAAACAAATGCCGCTAGTTGTAGACATTAATTTTGCTGGATATGCTGACAAAAAACAGAACAATGATCGCTTAGCCCTTTACTTACGCAAAGGTTGGCAGATCACTGTGGTATAGAAAAATTCACTTGCACGTATAGTGCTATTGTGATATAATATAGGCTAAGTCGCACAAAATGACTTTATTTTTCAATATTTCACTGCTAGAACAGGATACTCAATGTAACCCTAAACTAATGGTTGAAAAGCTAAGATTATGGTACGGTAGAAAGCGTATTCCAAAAAATTACGCAACTAAAATCAAACCCTTAAGTAAATTATTTGGTGATAGCTTTCTACTTAATCCAGAACCTTTCTTTTCAGACACAAAAACAGATATTACTTATAAGTCGCAATACTTACAGTTAGCGGGTAGACGAATCTGGAGTGATTATATTCATTTTGGTGCAACTTACCTAGATTTATCGTTATTTGAAGACGTTGATCTAATCAAACTAAAAACAAATCCGCTACTAACAATCAAAAACAACAAAATTTATTTTAAATACGAGGATACTTAAAAATGGCAATTTCATTTAAAAACACAAAAGGCAAAGCACAATCCAATAAAGTTGAGGCTTATGAATACAAAGACGGCGAAAACACTGTTCGTTTAGTTGGCGGAGTTCTTCCAAGATACATTTATTGGGTCAAAGGCACAAACAACAAAGACATTCCAATCGAGTGCTTGGCCTTTAGCCGTGAAAAAGAAAAATTCGACAACTTAGAAGTCGATCACGTGCCACAGTTTTTTCCTGACTTGAAGTGCTCATGGAG